TTAGATATATGAAATTTTGGGACACAGGCAACGAAGCTAAAAAAACAGACGCATTTGATTTTGAAAGAAGTAAAAGAGAGTTAATTGAAAACTTGGATTACTTATTTACAATGTCAGTACAAGAACAAACCCTTTATAAAAAGTGGCTAGAGTGGAATGAAGATTTGCATGCAAGTATGAAATTACTGCCGGCACTTCATCAACAATACGATAAGATTTGGGAACCGAAAGACTTATTAGACAAAGAGGGAACAATTAAAGAAATCCAAGAGATGCAACCATATGTTGAATTGGTTGGTGATGGTGATGAAGCAACTCGTTGGACATATGTTAGAAAGTTAATCAGTTCAATGGAGTTTACACCAAACCCAGGTCGTAATGTTAAAGGTTATGTAAAGGACAAAGTAAGTGGTAAAATACTAGGTGTTATCAGTTTGGGTAGTGATATTACAAGTTTGGGTGTTAGAGATGAATTTATTGGTTGGACAAAAGAGGATAAGTTCAATGGTGGTAAATTAAATTGTACTGCAATCGGAACATCAATTATCGCAACTCAACCATTGGGATATAACTTTTTAGGTGGCAAATTAGTATCAGCATTAACGACCTCACCTACATTTAGACAAGAGTGGAAAGATAAATACAAAAATACATTAGTAGCAGTTGGAACCACATCATTATATGGTATTCATTCACAATACAATGGTATTCCACATTTCAAAACATTGGGTGAGAGTAAAGGTAAAATCAGTATTAAACCTGATGACAAATATTATGATGTATGGCATCATTGGTTACAAGAAAATAGAACCGATTGGTATAGAGACCAAATTGAATTAGCATCGGCAGATAAGTCTGGCCCAGTTAGTGGTGTAAAGCAAAAGATATTAGGACAAATCTTCAAAGAGTTAGGAATTAAATCCGACACATATCATCATGGATTTAAGAGAGGTGTATATTTCGCACCAATGTATGAGAATGGTAATCAATATCTTTGTTCAAAAATTGAAGAAGATAAGTTAATTCTAAAACCAAAATTTGCACAAGGTGATGAATATACAATCAAATGGTGGAAGGATAAAGCAATAAAGAGATATTCTAAATTACATGAAGAAGGTAGATTGAAACCAGAAAAGTTATTCTACGCAGACGCAATCGGTTTAACTTGGGAGGAAATGAAAGCTAAGTTTTTAGCAGATGTTGGAAGATAAAAATAAAATATGTATCAAAATATATACTACGAAAGACAAAAGAATTTAATCCATTTATGGGATGATAAATCAGGATACCAAACAATGCCATACCGAAAGTATGCGTATAGGAAAGACCCACATGGACAACATCTTTCAATGAATGGTGAAAGATTAACCCGTATTTCAAAGTGGGAAAAGGAAGATAACGATGATTTATTTGAATCGGATGTTCCTGAAACTACAAGAGTATTAGTTGATATTTACGATAGTGATATCCCCTCATCAGGCCATAGAGTTTTAACTTTTGACATTGAGGTTGAAATGATATCAGGATTACCAAATACTAGAGAAGCTCAAAACGAATTGACAGCAATCGCTGCACATGATAGTTCAACAAAATTATATGATGTATTCGTATTAGATAAAAACAAAACAGTTAAAAATAATGCCAAAAACTTTAGCAAAGATGGGAGAGAAGTTACTCTTCACATTTTCGATAACGAGAAAAATCTCTTACTTGCTTTCCTTAATTATTACGAGGCAGTTGACCCCACGATTCTTACGGGATGGAATATAGATTTCTTTGATATTCCATATCTTTACAATCGTATTAAAAATGTTTGTGGAGAAGGACATGCAAAAAGACTATCCAGAATAGGACAATGTTTCTATTCACCATATAGAGAGAAATGGTCTTTCGGTGGAGTAGCAATATTGGATTACATCAATTTATACAAACAATATAATTTCGGTTTAGAGAGTTCATACACATTGAACCACATCGCAACAAAAGAGTTGGGTAGGGGTAAGATTGAATATGAAGGAAGTTTGGATGATTTGTTTGTAAATGATTTGGAGAAATTTATTGAATATAACATTGTCGATGTGGACTTGGTGGTTTCAATGGATGAGAAATTAAAATTCATTGATTTATGTAGGGCGATATGTCACGCCGGTTATGTTCCTTACGAAGATTATATCTATTCGTCAAAATGGTTAGAAGGAGCTTGTTTAGCATATCTTAAAACAAAAGGGATGGTTGCAACAAACAAACCAGCGGATAGACGTGAAAGAATGCAAGCATTGAAAGATAATGACCAAGAGAAATTCATTGGAGCATATGTAAAAGAACCTATCGTTGGAAAATACGATTGGATTTATGATTTGGATTTGACATCACTATATCCATCAATCATTATGACACTTAATATCTCACCTGAAACAAAGATTGGTAAGATTTCAAATTGGGATGCAGAACAATATATCAAAGGTGAAGAAATCACTTATAAGTTAAAGGGTAAGGATGGTGATGAATACGAATATAACCGCCAGGAATTAGCAGATGTTATCAAAGATAGTAATTTGGGTGTAGCAGCGAACGGCGTCCTTTATATGCAAGATAAACCAGGTTTGATTGCGGATATTCTTAACACATGGTTTGAGAAACGTGTGGAATATCGCAAATTGGAAAAGAAATATGGTGAGGAAAAAAATACCGAATTATATGAGTTCTATGGTAAAAGACAACACGTACAAAAAATTCTTTTGAACTCAATGTATGGTGTGTTAGGATTACCGGCATTTCGTTTCTATGATGTGGATAATGCGGAGGCGGTAACCCTAACAGGACAAGTCGTAATTAAAAAGACGGCTGAAATGGCAAATAGAAAATATTGGAAAGAATTGGGAACAACCGATGACTATAATGTTTACATCGATACCGATTCAATCTATATGATGGCAGAACCATTGGTAAAACATAGATACCCAGAATATAAGGAGTTTGATGAAAAGAGAATGGCAGTTGAAGTAGATAATATCGCAACCGAAACACAAACATTCTTAAATTCATTTTATGATTTATTGGCAGAGAGATTTTTCTTTATTCCAAAAGAGAAGCATAGATTCGAGATTAAAAAGGAATATATCAGTAAAGCGGGATTTTGGGTAGCTAAGAAACGATACGCACAATGGATGATTTTGAAAAATGGAATTCCTTGTGATAAGTTGGATGTAAAAGGATTGGATGTTGTTAGAAGTTCGTTCCCCAAAGCATTTCAGAAATTTATGTCTACAATGTTGAAAGACATTCTTATGGGTAAAGAACATGAATACATTGATGATACATTATTGGCTTTTAAGAAAAGTTTACCAACACTTCCTGTTAATCAAATTGCAAAAGGTGGTGCAATCAAAGAATTGAGTAAATACGATAATGGTAGTTGGAAAACGGGTTCATCAATTGCTAGTTTTGAAAAAGGAACACCTGCACACGTTAAAGCCGGAATTGCATATAATAGGTTACTTAAATTCTTTAACGCACCTTTCAAAAATGAACCAATTAGAGATGGTGATAAGGTTAAATGGGTATATCTTAAAAATAATCCATTAGGTTTAGAAACACTTGCATTTAAAGATTATAATGACCCTAAAGATGTTATGGACTTTGTAGAACAATACATTGACAGAGATAAGATATTTGAAGCGGAATTAGAAAACAAATTAGATGACTTTTATAACGCATTGAAGTGGGATAAAGTCACCGCTGATACAAAGACTGCAAAAAAGTTTTTCGCATTTTAATTTGGTATTATAAAAAATTAATCGTATATTAGTAAAACAAACAATAAAACATGAACAAAAACAATTTATTAAAATTCATTCAAAAGTATTCACTAGGTGGACTTATTGAATCGGTTGCGTGGAACGCAGAAGGAACAAAGTTATCGGTTAGATTTATTTCAGATGACAAAACTCTATTAGGTGAAGTAGAATACAATGCGTATACATCTACTCCAATGAGTGTTGGTATTTACACAACATCATTATTGAAAAATATGATTGGTGTATTAGACAACGATTTGACATTAAAAGTTGATAAAGCAGGTGATAAATCGGTATCATTGAAATTATCATCTGACGAAACCGAAACATCATATCAGTTAGCAGACTTAGGAGTTATTCCTCCTGTTCCAGATTTGAAAGCAATGCCTGATTTTGGTATTTCAATTGATATGGCGTCTAATATGATTGACAAATTCATCAAAGCAAAAGGTGCATTGAGTGATGTAGATACTTTCACAATTTTTACCGAAGCTGGTGATTTAAAGATGGCAATTGGTTATTCATCTATCTCTACAAACAGAGTTACATTTACTGCACAAAAAGATTACGCAGAAACAGTAAAACCAATTTCATTTTCAGCTAAGTATTTGAAAGAAATCTTAACTGCAAACAAAGAAGCAACAAATGCAAAATTAAAAGTTTCAACAGATGGTTTATCAAATGTTGAATTCCAAATTGATGATTTTGTATGTAAATATTATTTAGTAGAAATTTCAAATTAATAAAATGAGTGAACAATTAGAACATGACTTTGTAGAAGTCCCAAATGAACCGGTAGAAATTAATATTCCAGAAGCACAACCAATTACGGACGCAGAATGGTGTTTTCAATTCTTTAACAATGAACCAATAGTATTTGCTTTTTCAAATGAAGGGGAAATCGCAACACCATTAGCTTTACAAATTCAACCAAAAGAAGGAGAAGGATTAAACTTCCAACAAAATGGGATGTCTTTTAGAATTTTCCCAAGACCAATTAGTGAAGAAACAAAAAAAGAAAGAGAAAATGCTAGTAAAAATAAAGAAGCTTAGTCCAGAAGCAGTTATACCAACTTATGCAAAAGATGGGGATGCAGGTATGGATATGGTGGCAACCCGTATCATAAACGAAACTTTGGATTCTATTACATACGGAACGGATATTGCAATGGAAATTCCGAAAGGATTTGTAGGATTAGTATTCCCTCGTTCATCAATTAGAAAAACCCACTTATTTTTAAGTAATTCGGTAGGTGTAATTGATAGTGGATATAGAGGTGAAATACAGGCTACTTTTAAGAAAATACAAGGAGTAAGTAATAATACATTGGATAATTATAAAGTTGGTGATAGAATTTGTCAACTTATGATTATACCACATCCACCGGTAACATTTTACGAAGTAGAAGAATTAAATAACACCGAAAGAGGCGAAGGCGGATTCGGTTCAACAGGAAAATAATATGAGTTTTTTCGCAAACGAAAACAATAAAAAAGAACATAGCTTGTGGGTGGAGAAATACCGCCCACAAACTCTTGCTGACTATGTTGGTAACGAAACCATCAAAGAAACAATTCAGCAATATTTAGATGCAAACGATATACCACATTTGTTGTTATACGGAAAAGCGGGTACTGGTAAGACCACACTTGCAAAGTTAATCGTAAACACAATTAAATGTGACTTTATGATTATAAACGCATCGGATGAAAACAATGTAGATACCGTAAGAACAAAAGTTAAGAATTTTGCATCATCGGTTGGATTTGCAGGTTTCAAAGTAATCATATTAGATGAGTTTGATTATATGACACCGGGAGCACAAGCGATTTTGAGAAACTTAATGGAAACATTCAGTAAGCATTGTCGTTTCATCTTAACCTGTAATTACATTGAGAAAATCATTGACCCTATCCAAAGTAGATGTCAGTCTTTCGCAATCACACCTCCGACTAAAAAGGATGTAGCAGTTCAGGTAGCAAAGATATTAGATGCCGAAAAGATTAAGTATGAACCAAAGAATATGGCTGATGTGATTAATTCATATTACCCAGATATTAGAAGAATACTTAATACTTGTCAATTACAATCTGCAAAAGGTGAATTGAAAGTAGACCACAAAATTATGGTTGAATCAAACTTTGCAAGTAAACTTATTGAGTTATTGAAATCAAATGATGAAAAACGAAATGTGTTTATGGCAACAAGACAGGCCGTAGCAGATAACAAATTAAATGACTATTCCGAAATGTATACAATGTTATACGACAAAGTTGATGAATATGCAACCGGAAATGTGGCAAATGTGATTTTGACAATTGCAGATGGATTATCAAAAGATGCATTGGTGGTGGATAAAGAAATAGTGTTTATGAGCACAATTATACAAATATTAAACATAATAAAATAATGGAACAAGGAATGAATCAGTTACCGTCAAACTTTAATTTAAATGACGCAAGAGATATGGATTGTGAATGTGGTGGAAAGGTATTCTTACCAGCATATAGATTTAAAAAGATATCTCGTTTATTAACAGGACAACCAAAAGATTCGGTTATGCCTATTGAATTATATGTGTGTGCAAGTTGTGGTAAAGCATTAAACGAATTGTTACCACAAGAATTACAAGAAACAAAAATCACAGAATAATGGCGGCAAAATTGTTTGACCACATCAATGCAATAACTACCATACAAGACCCTAAGTATTTTGACAAACTATCTGATGAGGATGTAAAGACTTGGAGTAATTTTATGATAAATAGATTTCTATCAATGAAGCCTGAATGGGTTGAGTTGGTAGCATCTCTATTGCCTTTAACACAAACTCTACAACCAAAAGAAATGTATA